TAGAGCATCTGACTACGGATCAGAAGGTTACAGGTTTGAATCCTGTCGGGATCACTTACAAAAAAGCGTAATTACAATGATAATCAAGTAATTACGCTTTTAATTTTAAGGTCATTCGTACAACATTCGTACAGCAATTCACTTAACGGATGTAAGCACTGTCCCAATAGGTGAATGAATGCGATTTCAGAGTTATCAACAAAAAAAGTGACCTCAAATAAGGCGATTTAAGGCACGATCTCCCCTTAAGTGACACTCCCCTATTCCCAAAGGAAGGTTTTTTAACTTGATATGAGCCTACTATTCCCATCAGGCAGATTTCACTTTCAGGTTATCGCTGTAAATCGATTCACGTTTGAAATGTTCAAATGACTCTCGATACTGAGAAATTATCCTTCCATACAGGTTGATCCTTCTCCTGGTTAACATATCATACCTGCTTCTGCTTTTCGTGTCGATCAACCCGCAAGCCTGTTCCAAGGATTCAAAGCAGATGTTAAGAGCCTGAGAAATGATTGTATTGAAGTTTTCAGAGGCTGCATGACCGCCAATATAATTCAGCCGGTCATTAATCAGCTTCAGAAGGATCTCCACATCATATTTGAAATGAAAGTCACGATCACCAAGGAAGTATGTTCGGTAAAAGATTGAGATAATTCCATAAAACTCATTCACGAACAGGAGAGCTTCATTCAGTTCGCCTTCGATCTTTGTAATGTAGTCGGTTGCTGCCCGCTTGCTGCTGAATGATTTCTTTGTGTCCGAGTCAATGAATACAACATACTTCCGCTTAACAAGAGTTGGAGGTGAAAGTTTGATCTTAAGCATGGTCCATTGAGTCAAAGGTGTCTGCAAGTACTTTGAGGAAGAACAGATCCTCAGGGGTGCTGTCATCATATAAGGCAGTTCCCTGATCTTTATCCTGGATAAATCCAGTCAGCAGTGCTGCAGAATAAAAATGATGCAAGTCTCGCAACATCCTGGAATAGTCTTTTGGAGGTACCACCCTGAAGAGATCTTCCAGGACAGCAAAGTTGTAGGTTTCTTTTACTTCAGATTCGTGTTCGATTTCAAAGATAGTTGGTTCCATAGCTTGTTAAATTAAAGTGATGCCCCCGCATCCGGTGTGCTGTCACTTTCTTCTCGCGGAAGGAGTGCACCGAAATTGGGGGCAATAATGTCTTTAATTTTCATAAGAAGAAAGTAACAGCACCGGAAAGATAGAAGCTTTTGTTATGACTGCCAAATAAATCTTCATCTTTCATATTTCTTCAGCATTTCATCAAATGGATCCTTATCCTCTGTTTTCCCATTTGGCACTTTCATAGCACTGATAGGATCTAAGCCGAATCTCGTTGCTATGCTCATGTAGTTCTTCAGACATTCGTTTCTTATGGTTACCCAGGGAGAAGCTTTGTCATCCCGCTGAGCTCCCGCTTTAACTGTATAACCTGATTTTTTCAGCTCCTTCGCTGCTTTCTCGTAAGTTGCAAACTCCTGAGCCATCATTAACACCAGGGTAACATTACCATCTGTTAGAAGTTCTTTGTCGATCAGAAGCCGGCAGAGATTTGTAAAGTAACTTTTTGCCTTTGCCTCTAACCACATTTCAGGTTTTGGTGCAACAGTAATTTTTGTAAATTCTACAGCTGGAACCTGTCGGTCCTTCCTGTCTGTGCCCTGTAACCTCTTAATTGTATCAGGGACTCTTGGTCTTCCTCTCATAATGCTTTAAATGTTTAATTAATAACTACTATTTCATACCTCAATTTTTTCCTGTGATTTTTGCCAAAGTCAACGATTGTTGGGGGCTACGGTCGTGGGGCGTAAAGCTGTAGAGATTTTACCCCCCCTGTACCCTCTGCAGTTTTGACAAGCCAATAGCCTCATATTTAATACTATAAAGCTCTGCACCTGATTCATTATGAATAACTTCACTATGATCTCAACATTCATTTTCCCCTTATGTAAGTAAATGGCGTGTTTACTTAAACTGATCATAACTTGATATAACTTTTTACTTCTTTTTTAAGGGGTTTCGGACATTTTCTCTGATATAACCTCCGAGCTTCATGATTGCTGTGCCGTCCTTCCTTCTCCCTTGCTTAAATGCCTTCAAATACTGCTCTGCTACTCTTGTATCTTTTTGCCTTAACATCACTGTTACTTCGATAGATTTAGCCCCTGCCTTCATTGCATAATACGCGGCAGTATGTCGTAAGCTGTGTGAACTATACAACCTATCATCTAAGCCGATCGCCCTGAGTCTGGCCTTAACCATAACCGATATAAAGTGAGGCGTTATTCTCCCGGATGCAGAATTGGAATGACTAATGAAGGCGGGATCTCCTTTGCTCATCCCAGGTCGTTTGCTCCAATATTTTCGGATTGGTTTCAGAATGTCATTCGTTATCGGAAGCTCTGCATCCTTTTCACTGTGCCCCTTCCCCATGATCCTTACATACCACAGTGTGCCGTCTCTCTTAAAATCTTCCTGGTTAAGTGTCGCCACTTCATTGCGTCTGAGGCCCAGGCTGACCATGAGGTTTATAATAGCAAAATCCCGTAACTCAACCACTGAATCTTTTTTGAAGTTATTCAGCAGTTCTTCTGTCTTTTCTTCAGGGAGTGGAGCTTTGATATAATCACTTGATTTTCTCAGTGCCTTTGTGCCGGCTGTGACATCATGTTTATAATATTCACAAAGAACCAACCACTTAAAAAACATCCGTATGGCAGCTGTATAATTATCCAGCGTTCTTACAGACAGGTTCCTGCTCCTGCAGTCGCGCCAGTAACAAGCGAATGCCTGCCTGGTTGGTTCAGCTGCATTATGATCTTTGCTCATTGTCATCCATCGGATGAAGAGGAGGTTTATCTTTCTGTACTGTTCAATAGTGGATGCTTCCCTGGTCATCTCTGACAGGAACTCATCCAGTAAGTCAAGAATGGGATGAGGAAGTTTCATTTCCCTTTAGCTGATTCAGTATGACTGTTATCATCGGCTGCTGCCTGGTAAATAGATAACAGTTCTTCAAATTCCTTTGCTGCAGCTTTGAAGTCTGTTGACATCAGGTCATCATTAACCCTTCTTTGGATCTCAACCAGGTTATCATAATTCAATCTTTTACTGCTTTGTTCATACGCTGTAGCAATCAGCAGGGTAATGAAACATGACAGCTCATTTGTCGTTGCAGTGATCTTCTTTGTTTTCATAATTTTTTGATTTTATAATGTTTAGAACAAATTCAAGTCTTTCCAGGTATGGCCTGTATCGCGGGTTCTTTTTCTGAAACATGACAATGCTGATATGACTTCTCAGAAATAGGCTGAAGTCAACAATGCGTGAACATGGATCAAGTTCGACAGGACCGGAAGGACGGCTATTGAGCAGGCGAAGCTGAAGGAATTGCAGCTCTTCTGTCGTTATCATATCCACTTTAGGAATCATAGCCTTTAGAATTACTGGTATATGGTTGTCATACTTTCGTTATGATGCAGAGCTACCGTAAAGAGAGCTCCGCTTCTGTTCTTTGCTGAATCAAGAATCATAAGATCCTTACTTGAAATAGTGGTATTGCCGATTTTTATTTCTTCTAATCCGTAATATGCCGGACGGTAAACAAAGCAAACAATATCTGCATCCTGTTCAATGGCTCCTGACTCCCTGAGATCTGAGAGCCTTGGTTTCTTATCTGCCCGGTCCTCCAATCCTCTGTTAAGCTGTGACAGAGCAATGACAGGAATATTGTACTCTTTCGATATGGACTTAAGTCCCCGGCTGATCGTGCTTACTTCTCTCTCCCTGGTATCTGCTTTGGCAGTCATCAGCTGCAGGTAGTCAACAATGACAAGTTTGATCCCGTACCTGAGGATCATCTTTTTAACTTTGCTGCGGAGTTGCGACAGACTAAGATCCGGTGTGTCATCAATGATAATCGGCAACCGTGATACGTTCTTACTGCCTTTAACCAACTTCTGAAAATCAATCTTTGCATTTCTTAACTCAACATTGCTGTAACCGGTAGCACCGCTGAGAAGTCGGGACGTTAACTCATATTCGGACATTTCGAGCGAGAACAGACCAACAGGATAATCAAGGTTAGCAGCATTGGAGGCAAGCTGAAGAGCAAAGGCAGTCTTGCCCATTGAAGGCCGTCCTGCAATGATAACAAGGTTCCCCGCCTGCCAGCCTCCTGTTATCCTGTCAATGTCGAGATATCCTGAAGGTACTCCGATCAGTTCTTTTTGGTGAGTATATATCTGCTCAATCTCTGATATAGCATCATCAACGCATTTATCAATCCTCCTTGGTTCTTTCGTCTGGGAGTAATCCGACAGCTCAAATATGGCAGTTTCAGCAAACTCAACCACATCAGAGAGATCTTCCTGGTATGCCATGTCATTGATTTGGCTGCTTATTCTGATATACTCCCTGAGTTTAAATGCCTGTTGTATGAGAAGAGCATGAGTTGATAATAGCTGATCCGTAAAAACATTACCTATCAGTTTGGTAATATAAACCGGACCACCCGCCTGATCGAGCTCGCTCTTCTTCCTCAGATCATCAGTCACTGTCACAATATCACAAAGGCCGATCTTTGATACATCAAGGATTGAGGCGAAGATCTTCCGGTGCTTGTCAGAGTAGAACATTTCAGGTTTTAGTGAAAGTTCATGTACCCGATCAGGATATAGCAGGCAGATCCCCAGCACCGAGATTTCAGCATCGACAGCCTGAGGAGGAATTTTCTCTGATCTCATAGTTGATTGATATTTGAGTGTGTTCTTCATCTTCCAGGTCCGGGATTAAATTCCGGTATCACTTTAACAGGTTCATTATTAAATTTCTTATCGTTCTTCTCCCAGGTGCGAACTGCAGCCTGCCAATCCTTCATCTTTTTTCCTCCATTCATGGCCCAACCCCTTGCCTGGTAATAGTCAAAGAATTTCTGAGGATCAATGTTGTTTTTTCTTCCTTCACAGTATGCCTTCAATAATTCAAAATTTGGAGGTATAT